TCTAGTTGGCGCAACATGTTCATTGGACGAATTGCTTTATGCATATATCCAAGAACACGTTTTGAATTCAAATCAATCAATCCAGATGGGCAATAAACAACGCTGTCATTGCTTAATTTTATACCACCGGGCCCAGTAAGAATATAACCATCTTTATCATTATTTGTGTAAAGATAATAATCTTCAATTTCTTTAATTACAGGTATTGTGGTATTTTCTACTCTTTGAACGTCTTTCGTGACTTTTCTTACTTTTTTAATCTTTAAAGGATCAATAGGAACAATTTCTTTGATGCCTTCATTTGGTAGATCTTTATCTATTATGATGTTGTAGAACAATCTTGCATCAATATACCATCTTCTAAAAACTTCATATCCTCTATGATTAAAATCCAATAATTGGATAACAGTATCAAACTCTCTATATATTTTTCCTTTGATTGTTTCAGACAAAGGTAAAGAGTCTAAATCAAGTTTTACTGGTCTTTTTTCAGTTCCAGGAACAATTGAAGCATTTACAATCTCATCGATTGCGTTATCCATTTCTGGATATGTTGACATGTTTCTATATTGAATCGTGTAAGAAGATTCATCTCTTGGGTTACTATAATCCCAAGAAGTTCCAAATACTCCACCTGCTTCTATTGTTGTAGTACCGTCAAATTGTTCTGCTGCAGCAAACGACTGTAGGGCTATCTCTTGCTTTTTTTCTTGAGATTCCTTTTTCTTTTTTCCGAACTGAAAACCTAAAATATCAATTTCCATAATTTTCCTTATATAGGTTCTGTAACCATACCACCATCATCGGCGTATATTTCAATGCTATCATAGACCATGGTTACAGAGAAAGTATTTAACACATTTGGATTGGTCATATTGAATTTAATTGGAAGAATTGCTTGTGGCCATGCCCCATAAATAACAAACTCTTTTAAAACCTTATCACCATTTATATTTAAGTGTTTTATTGAGATGCCATCTTCTTGCTTATAGCCAGCACCACCACCATATGCATATTCATTTGTTGCGTGGTGGTTTATTTTATTTTGCCAAGTTTGAAACATTTCCCATAAAGCACCAGTAGAATTTGTTGGATCATCATCAAGTACAGAAAACGACCATGCTCCATATTGTTTTTCACCAGGATAATAATGTTTTCTTCCAAAATGATCATATGCAATACTCTTTGATGAAACTTCTGGCACAGTGGCTGCTCTTACGTGAGATATATTAAAATTACCCCATCCATTTAAATTTCCTGAAATTTCAAATCTGTTGGCTCTGGTACCACCATTGAAATTATTTTTAAATTCATTTAATGCCATTTTTAAAACCTTTTATTATGTGGTTATATTTTCAATATCGATATAATCAAATACTAATTGAACGCTAAATGATACTGGGTCAACTTTACCCATATCCAAATCTATTGCGCTAACCGATAGTGGCCAAGCATTATATAAAGTTATATGTCTTATATCAGACCCATTTACATCTTGTTGATAAAAATCCATCTGACATTGAAATGGGCTATATGTAAAATCATCTCCGCCAGAAATAGACATCATGTGTGTTACATGTCCATCCATTTTATCAATCCAAGAATTAAACATTGACCATAAACCAGATTCACTTGAATCGTCGTATACAGTTATACTCCAAGGAGAATATTGTCTATCTCCAGCGTACATTATCAATCTTCCACGATAATTTACAGGAATGGTTCCCATGGTTGCTGCTGGAATTTCTGCAGCAGTTACTTTAAATTGAAATTCTGAATCCCATCCACCTGATGGAGTATCCACTCCGGTTGGTACTGTTGCCATACCCGCTCTAAATCTATTTGCACGAGTTCCCCCGGCAAATGCAGATTTAAAATTTGAGATACTATTGAATGATGACATTAAATACTCCTTTTATTTTATCAGGCAGTCAAAGAAGTTGTTACAACTATAGTTTCAGAACTCAATATCGGTTTTACAATTACAGTTACGTTCAGTGTTGTTGAATTGTCAATATTATTTGTGCCATCACATATAATTTGTGTCTGTGACGGATCCAAATATGGATTATATTTACCAATATAACTCCTTACAACGGAAGTTACAGTTGATCTGGTTCCCTCATTGTTTATCCTATACAAATAATTTAGAGCAATTTGAGTTACGTCTTTATCAATTGCCATTCGCAATTCAGATGCGCCAATTCTTTCTACTGGTGTTACTGCACTTGTAGTTGCAGTTGCGCCAACCAAATCTTGTCCTAAGAAAGCCTCTGTAGAATTAATAAAGAAATTTACTCTATTATTTCTTAATTTATTTTTAAGAGATGTATTTGACCATTCAATTGGATTTGTAATTGAATCATTTAATACTGTTGAATTATCTTTTCCAGCAATACTTACAAAAATTGAATTATTTGCTTTAGATCTTGTAAAGAATCCGGCAACATCTCCTACTGCTGCCAAAGAAGTTTTTTCCATTTTGCTTCCGGGAATCAATGAACTTGTATCAATATCAACAAAAGTATGTAAGCCCATTACTGTAAACACTCGTGTTGAGAATGTATTTCCAGTTGCGACATAAGAAGATCCAGCAAATGTGTCAAAATTTGCCATGGTGTATCCTGCACCCAAAACACCGTTCGCATCTGCGGATGATGGGAATATTCCAACAGTATATTGTTTGGTATTCAACCAAGTTGCCAAAGATGCATTAGCAGTGTTACCAATCAATACATCAATTTTTTTTCCAGATGTGGTTTCATAATTATCAAATCCTGCTGTTGTGCCTGTGATAACGAGTGTACCACCATAAGCAAGATATGTAATCGCATGTAAAAAGTCTTTTCCAGCTGTCTTTGGAGACAAGACAGAAGAATTGTTTAAAAAGAAACCATATGTAACTCCATCTGATGCAGATCCAACCAAACATGCAGTTGCACCATTATTTGGAACATCACCTAACAAATTTAAATCGCCAACAAGTTCCGATGGATTTGTATAAACGATGTAAGTATCGTATGTAACTCCCTTTGGGGTGGAATTTATACTAGATGATGCCAATGTTCTGGCGTAGGTCAACCAACCAAATAACCCACCAGGATCTTGAGAAGTGGCATTGGTAGAAGTATTAAAATTTGGTGGTGTATATCCCGCCAACCCAGTACCGCCAGCAAGTAAACCGGCAATCAATGGATTGGATCCAATTGTTTGGGTTGTATATTGACTTGAATTTATAAATGAACTTAATGATGATTTTGATGGTGCGGCCATATTAGTCCTTGTTTGCTAATTTATTTATAAATTTTATACAGGGTACCAAACGACAGTTCCATCAGAAAATTCTTGTTTATCTTCATCATCTTTGTTGCCATACATAAAAAGCGTATTGTCATCTTCTGGTTTTACCGCATTTTCATAATTCATTTTTGCGGTTTCTATTAGATCGGAATAATATTCTTGTCTGGTAAGCCAAGCAAAAAATACCAAAGTCATAACCAAATCATCATTTTGTCCATCTTCAGCTTTAAATGTGTTTGATTTTGACACAAATGACATTAATTCTTGAATGATTCTTTCGTCATTCAATAAAATTTTATCTTCTTCAACCAATCTTTTTAAAATTGCACATCCTAATTTTTTTGTTTGTGCTGTGGTTCTTAATCCCATTTCACTCTTGCCTTGCGCAAATCCTTGAGAAAGAACCTGCCCTTTTCTTCCCATTATACGAGTCATCAATAAATTTTCATAGTTTAGATCATTATATAAAATACTTGATACCTGACCACCAATATCATTCGTTTCAATTAGTACATAAGCATTGTTGTATTTTTCACCAACTTTTTTTATAATCTGTGGAAAGTTAAATGGACTTATCGTGTTATTTCTATAAGATGCCACAACTTTGTATGGTGCGTCATTTCCTTCCAATACAGTAAATGTCGAATAGTCTGATCCCTGTCCTCTGGACACGTCTGCTTGGAGGAAGTAAATTTTTTCTTTATCTGGTTCAGCAAATATTCTCAATCCATCGGAATCTTCTGAAATAAATTCTTCTGGCGCCAAAACATTTAACTTTGTGGAAGATATGAGAGTATTTGAAGATCCCAAGAAACTACAACCGTATTCTTGTTCAAACTGTTCGGGACTTGTATTGGCTATTTGTTCTGCTGCCCATACATCATCTCTTTTTGGTCCACCCGGAGTTACTGGAACATCTCTCCAAGAAACTTCAACAGGTGCGAATCTATTTTTTAATTTATGTCCTGCAGGGCGATTTGCATCCACCCAAAGTTTATGAAAATGATTCATTCCATTAGGAGTAGAAACAATTATAAGTTTAGTAGTCAAACCAGCAGAAATGGTTGGATATGTTGAAGAATAAAATTCTTCTGCAATATGGGAAGGCAAGAATGCGTATTCGTCCAGAAGTAGGAGGTTATAGGATCCACCACGAATGGCTGAGGACGAAGTTGCATCGCAGACGACTCTAGATCCATTTTCAAGTTTAAAACTCGTCTTATTCCATTCTACGACCCCCTGCTGCAGGAATTGTGGTAGGTTTTCATACGCTAATTGCAATTTGGCAAACAGTTCATCTTTTGCTGTTTTTAACTTGTTGGCTAGAATTGCAACATTTACGCTTTGATTGAAAGTAACATAATGGCAAATATAACCAATTACTGATGTGGATTTACCGGACTGTCTTGGCCATTTTGAAATGGTAAAACGATTTTCGTGAATTGTTCTTACAAACTTTTCTTGATAATCATATAATTTAAATGGCATTACGCCTTTATCAAGAGTTTTTACTTTTACATATTTACTGCAAAAATATACAGGATCATTTGCACATTTTACATATTCCTCCAACTGCTCTTTTGTATATTGTATCGATACGCCTGGAGGTTTTAATTTTGGATTATTTCTATAACCCTGTTGGTTATTGTTTTTGCTCATCTTTCATCACCTCAACATCAATCACTTTTTCTGTGCTTCGTTCTTTATTTAATATATTTTGCAAATCTGTAGTAGAACCAATAAATACAGAATTATTGGTTTGTTTTACTTCAGTTTTTGTGTTTGTAGTATCTTTGGCTTTTTTATGTACATCAAGCATATTGTTATTCAAATCTGCCATAGTTTTTAAAAGTATGGCAACAACTTCAAATGCTCTTGGAGAATCAGATTCAGTTGCTACGTTTAAAGCATTCTGTAAAGCCATATCACCAGTATTGATTAATTTTTTTAAATTATCTTGAGCCAACTCATAATCTTTTTGAAAATTATTATTATCAAACGTACCACCCAAACTTGGTACTTTTGATGTTTCAATTTGATTGTTGTTGTCTATATTAAAAAAGTTTGATAAATTTTTATTTATATTCATATTAACCAAAATTCAATGTTG